TCAACAGGTTCCTTGGAAATTTTCGACGTTGACCTTTCTTTTAACCAAAATAATAACTTTGATTTTGACTTAAATACGGGAAGCATTCTTTCCCCCTACCTAGACATGCCCATCAAGTTTTTATTCTATGATATTACAAAAAATGTAAACGGAATAGATTATTTTATTCCAATAAAAACTATGTATTCGGAGTCATTCCCTCAAGTAACAGGATCGGCTGCGACCGTTAATATTCAAATGAGAGACCTATTCTTTTTTCTTGAATCGATGCCCGCCCCTGAAATATTACTTACTGACACTTCCTTAAGCTCAGCGATAACCGTCCTTCTTGATTACGCTGGTTTTTCAAATTACAACTTTAAGAGAATTACAGGATACCCAGAAATAATAATTCCATTTTTCTTTGTTGAGCCAAATCAAAACATTGCAGAGATATTGCAAAAGTTGGCGGTGGCCAGCCAGTCAGCAATGTTTTTTGATGAATACAACAATTTAATAATTATGTCAAAAGAATACCTACTACCCAACACGGAAGAAGAAAGGGCAACTGACAACACCCTTTATGGACAAGTTGAGGGGGATAACCTTCCGAACATTATAAATCTGTCAGCACAAGACAAGTTGGTTTACAATGATGGTCAGGTTAACTACACAACTAGATACATTCAAAGGTCTATTGGGTCTACTCAAACAGCACAGAAGATTGATCAGTATAAACAGTTTGTGTACAAGCCCGTTCTTTTGTGGGAAGTTCAGGGGAGAGAATCAAGGCAAACCCTCAACCAGATAGGGGCACAGAATGCAGGATACACCCTGGGGGCGGTACCATTAAACTCAGACCTATCAGAAGATCTCCCCTACGTCCTTGGAAACATCATATACAATGACATTATTGACGTTGGGGAAAATGTGTATTGGATTCCATCATATTCAGGATACTTTTATGCTAGTGGAGAGATTATTAGATTTGAGTCAATAGAGTATGCCGTATCAGGACAAGCAAGCCCTGTATGGATAAATAATAATCAAGAGTATCAAAACTATATGTCTGCACTCACGTTTAATGGGAAGATGTATCCAACAGGAAACGTAAGAATCTACACAAAGCCGGGTTATGAGCTTGTGGATGGGGTGTCCAGCATGACGGATGGAGTGATTGTTAATAACGGCAGGGGTCAGTTTGGGACACCAGTTGCATCTCACAATGCTGGATTAATCAATGACAACTATTGGACAAATAATGATTATGTCCGTGGCTGTATTATGGATGCATCAAAGTACTTGTTTACCACTGGATCTTACATAGATTATCCTTCAGGACTTTCTCAAGGGGTTGCCGGAAAGATCAAGAATGAACCTTACCTTGACGCAGACATCCTTTCACAATCATCAACCAGGAACGGAGTAATTAAAAACTTTCTTGCAGATAGATATGCTACAGAAGAAGAGATAAACTACTATAAAACAACGGGACCAGGAACAGTTCAAACCTCTGCCCTAATACTCAACGGTCCAAGGTTTGATGAAAGCTTTGCTCCATCTTCCTTTGTATCCTACGTCTACAAAGACTTTGTTGATCAAGATGGCCAGGCAGTTCCATACAAGCACTTTGGGACAAGAATGAGGATAATTGGAAAGGTGGAGTCTGGAACTAATAATTATCAAACACCCATAGGTGGGTATCCGATGTTTGAGGGGGTGTCCGGTGGACATCTGTATGAATCCTCCGGATCGATATCACAAACTTCACCAGAACAGCAGATAAAAATTTATGGAGGATCTGGTGGGGTCGGATTTGGAATAAACAAGACAACAAATAATGGATATTTTTTTGAGATTGTAGCTCTTACGGCAGATAATGTTGATTCCTATGCTTCAAACAACAGCTCTGGAGTGAAGTCTGCAAACATATTAATTTCCCCAGCAGCTACCTGTGTTGCCAACACCGTAACTGTTTACACAGAAAATCAGTTTGACTTCCAGGTGGGAGAATTGGTTACGGTTTTGGGTCTGGTTGATGCAAATGACCCAACAAACACAAGAACTCCTCTAAACGGAGAATACTCAATCACTGCAATAAACACAAACAAGAAATCATTTCAGTATGTAGTTAGTCCATCATCCCCCCTCACAACAACAGCATCGACGGGAGGAAATGCATCTCAATCTATTGCAGAATACACAAACATCTCAAACATATACTTCTATAAAGTTCTTTCTGATGGAAATGGAAATGCGGTACCCGTAAAACTTTGGTCCGGTCTTGGTCAGATTAACGTTGACGGTGGAGAGTTTATCGGTCAGAATAGGTTAGCGGGAGAGTCGTCTACAACGGTATACGACCTCGCTGCGGAATATGTGAATGTTGGAACAGCAAGAAGATTTTTTCTATACTTAAATGGAAAACAAGTTGCAACAGTTGACGATACAGATCCTCTACCCGAGTATAACAACATGGCAATATTCTCTAGAGGGTCTTCGAGATGCATGTTTGAAAATGTATATGCACTGGCAAGCAACTATTCAGAAAACACAACCTTCACCCTTGACACCGGAATATCAAAAATATTTGGAGATTCAGAGGTGAACGCAACAGAAGCACTAAGAAAATATGCAATAAGTGGAATAATTCAGAAGACCTATCTGTCTGGAATTAGTTCGAGCGAACCACCAAAGCATAAGATTTATTTTGAAGAATTTGGAACAATACTGAGGGAGATGTCCCACTTTAACGTTAAATATGACAGAGCTTATCCAGCACTGTATGCAAAGCTTATGAAAATTCTAAACAGGTATCAGGGCTACTCTGTCTCCGGATTCTATGCTGGTTCGTATGGAGCGGATTTTTTAATTTTTAACTGCACAGACTTCTTATTAAATCTTGACGATACGTCCGGAAACTATTTAAGAATTCAGGGAATAGCCTTTACTCAGGACACAACCTATAGCCTAACAGTAGATGACTACTACAAGAAAAAGTCTATTCTCAAGAACACGGAAGTCGGATCATCCTCAACCATATTCAATCCACTTAGAGTTCTAGATGAGTATGACAAGATTAAAAACTCTAGAATTAAGTATGGAATAAAGCAGTTTTCGGCAATAGACAGTCCATACATCCAAAGTACCGATGTTGCGGAGAGCATTTTTGGTTGGGTAATAGACAAAGTTCGATCCCCCAAAAAATCTGTCGGGATAAACACTTTTGCCACCACAAACCTGCAGCTTGGAGACATTTTAACAATCGATTACAAGGATAGTCAGGGCGACTTGATTGACATAATATCTCCAGACAATACAAGGTTTGTCGTGTACAATATGGAATACAAAAAGGATGATTCCGGACTTACAACTACGTTATACTTGGTAGAGGTATAATATGGGATTTAGCAATTATGGAGACGTAGAGGCAGCTCTTAGGGCAGAGTCTGACCTTTGGGGTGCCGATCAAAACAAACCAGGGTTTGAAGCTGCAAATGCAAATGCTAACGCGGCAAGGGCTTGGTGGGCAAACTATCAATCTGCTCCTCCCGCGCCCCAATCTCCACCACCTCCACCGCCTCCCCCTCCAACCCCACCAAGCCCATGGATTACAACAAGCTCTTATAAGTCCCCCTCTGGAATAAAGCAAGCTCAGCCGGACATTGTTTTGGATTCAGAGGTAACAACATCTGCAGACTATATTGCTGAAAGATTTTTTGAAGAACTCGGAGGAACAGAGTTGATAAATTTATCTAGACATGACTTAATTGATGGGGTTCAGGTATCCTATAACCCAATAGCAAACTTATCAAAACTAAGACAAAGATTTAATCCAAATAACATTATTGCCACTGATGCCCTTTCAGATAGTGAATTTGCAAGATCAAGCATAGATTTGGTTTCAAGAGGAATGAATATTCCACTTTTCAATAGTAGCGGAAACTTAATCGTAGAAGTTGATATAATTAGGTCAGAGGAAAATATTGAGGTTGAAATTTCTCAAAGCGGAACATTGACAAGGATTGAATTATGATTACAGACTCAGGAAAAGAAATTATATCAAAGTACCTTTTGGGACAGATTCCATCATATGCAAGCCACATATCTATTGGATGTGGAGCAAAGCCATTAGATGCAAATGATGTCGCCCCCTTGCCAGCAGAACTAGCAGCAAAAACTAAGATGGATTTTGAGATGATTCGTGTACCAATATCATCAAAGGGGTTTGTTGACGATAATGGAACAACCAAGGTTTCCTTTACAGCAGACCTTCCAAAAGAAAACAAGTACGACATTACTGAAATAGGTCTGTGGTCTTCCGGAAGCAACAGTCTGGCAGCAAGCTTTAACAGTCGGACAATATTTAACTTTTCAGAAGATTGGCAAGCCCATAGCACATCTATCTCAAGCATAACAACCCCAACACCACTGGGAATAACGGGAGATATAACAACAGCCCTTAAACAGTTTAGAGCATCAAGCAGTGACAGCGTTTTTTCTACCTCAGAGCGCAGATCAAGAAAGGAGGGTCCAAGATTCCTTGATTCAAAAATTTTATTAAGGGGAGACTCCTCTGTTATTCAAGGGGCAACAGGCTCCTGGAGTGGAGAAAATCCATCCTTTAATGTAAACAACAAAGAAAAAGCTGGAACGACGGCAATCCTAACAACAGTAACCCACCTTCTTAATGTTGGGGATAGCATAACGGTAAATATATCTGACTTAGAGTTTGATGGAACCCATGAGATTACTGCAAGAACCAACACAGAGATAACATATGAGCACGACCTATCCAGCACCGTTGCGTCCATTGCAGCAGCGGGAACCGTGGTGTTTTCAGGATCAACACATATCCATCTAAACGCCATCAACTTTGATATCTCAAAAAACTCACCATCAGACATCATATCCCTAGCCTTTAGTTTAATAGATAAAGATTCTGTAGGGGGTGGAGATCCCGACTATGTAAAGATACTTGTTGAATTTTATAGAAATGAAACATCTATTACCACGGGATTTGCAAAGGCAGAAGTGTATATAGCTGGGGGTGAGTTTGCCAATGATAGGTACAAGGTTGTCGAGATTCCAATATCTAGCTTAATCACAAGCCCAGACTTCAGCTCGGAGCAAATAAGAGTAGCAAGGGTTTTTGCATCGGTAATCTACACGGCATCAGGAGAGCAGATGTCCTCACCCCTTCACTATGTGGAGCTAGAAGGACTTCGGATTGAAAATGAAACTACAATAAATCCAGTATATGGAATGGTTGGATACTCCATCGTGAGAACTCCTGATGGACAGCCAATTCATAAATATAAGAATACCAACAACTATGTT